AATCTTACAAACATATCATCTTGTGTTGTTGGATCACCGATAGTTGTTTCTGTTCCAAAAAATACTAAGTGTCTATCCGGTGTAGATACTAACATGTGACGTGATGCTGTTGGCGCACCAGATATTATTGTTGCTCTTGTGTCTGTTGCATTAGATAAACTAGAGTCCCAAGAAAAAACAGCACCATCGTGAATTAAACAAATTGCTTTGTCACCAAAATTATCTAATGACCACATACCAGGTTCTAATACTAAATCACCTGATGCAGCTTCGCCCCATGCAACATAATCAGACGAGTTAGTTACTGTTGCACCATCAGAGTGTGCAGACCTTGTAGAGTTTCTAACAGCTCTTGTAATTCCTGTTAAATTATTTCCAGAAACTCCCGTATAAGATATTTCCTCATTACCAACTTGAATAAAATTTGTTCCTGAATCAGGAAAGTTAGTTGTACTTGTTAACGTAATAGAAGTTCCTGATCCTCCTGTACCTGCTGTATTATCTCCCAAAGCTCCGTTTAAAGTTGTTGTAATTGCTCCAGCTGCTTCACCACTCCAAGATCCTAATCCCCAACCAAAACCTTTTGCTTGCACAGCTGGTCCAACAGTGTAATATTTTTGAACTCTAATTCCTCCAGAAGTAGTTGCCCCCGACCCTGTTTCATTTGATGGCATAGTAATTGTAAGAGTTGTATTTGTTGGAGTTGTAACAACCATAAATTTTTTATCATTAAAATCAGAAGAGCTAAAATTAGAATTTGTAATTGAACTAAAACTATCTAACAACATAATATCTCCAGGCGTCATATTGTGAGCACTAGAAAAAGTTAATGTTACGGTAGGTGATCCATTAGTTGTGGTAAATGCACTTGTAAGTGTAGTCGTGGTTTGAATAGGATGTATGTCATAAAATACACCACCTGAATAAGCATACAATATTCTATTTGTTCCTATGATAGCGTATTTTCTTCCTAAACTATTAATAAAATGATGTAGTCCTCTTCCTGCACCAGTTAATTCATTTTCGTTTACTGTGCCTAATTGATTCCAACCACCTATTTTTTCAGGTGTTTGATATCTAAATCTAACATTATCGCAATCTACCCATTGACCTTCTGCGCCTGTGGGGGTGACTTGTTTATTAATACCTGGTTGAAATCCTATTTTTTGTAGCATAGGGTAAAATTATACTATATATTTAGCGTGTTTTAAACAGTATTCTAGTAAAATTTTAGAAAACTATTTAAGGTTAATCTACCATTTTCTATACTTTGACCAAAATTATTTAAAGATTTGTGAGGGATGCTTGAGTCAAATAATACGGCTCTATTTTGTTTAAATTTATAACTTTTAAAAGGGTTTTTGCTTTTTGTAGTTTTATATAAACCCGTTCCAGAGGATAGATTATTTTCAGATAAGAAGACTAACATTGTTAAATCAAAGTGTGTATCATCTGTGTGAATAAAATCTTTAGAATTATCTTTGTCCAATCTTAAATGAACATATGATTTTATTTTAAAAGGTCTATTAATTTGATTATTAAATTTATCAAAAATTTCTTTTATTATTAGATTAAATAAAAAAGGTTCTATTTTATATAGATCATCACTTCTAAATCCAGGCCAATTAGACTCTTGGTCAAACAATTTTTTATAGTCTTTTAAATTATATAATTTAATTTTTTTAAACTGTTCTTTTATAATTTCAAAATTATCAAAAAAATTATCTTTATGAATATACATTAAAATCAAAAGAAATTGTTATTCTTTCCTTATTACAAAAGTTTGTTTTTACAAAATGTTTTAAATGACTTGGAAATACTATAAAATCTCCTTCATTTGACTCAAGCTCTATAAATTTTAACTCACCAGATATTTCATCTGACCAAGGTGCAATAAAAGAAGTTGGTGGATGTTTTTTATCTAAATCTACATATAATATTCCAGAGTACATAACTCTACCATGATGATGAACATTTTGAGAATCATATTTGTTATATTTCACTGTCCATATGTCTTTTATATCAATGCTTTTAAATCCAGTTTCTTGAAAGAACTTTTGAATTTCATCAGAAAATATATCACAAAATACATTTATAAAATTAAACTGTTCAGTGTATCTAGTTGTTTCATGAGAAACATATTTTCTTTTTTCAAACTTTAATTTTTTTATATGTTTATTGATTTGTTTCTTTTTAGTTTTCCAATTTTTGCATTTTGTTGCAAACATATTAATTGAAAATAATGTTTTAATCATGCTAGTCAAATGAGATAATACATATTACACGTCGTTCGTTTTCTTTTTTAGGAAAACCAGAAGCATGTAAATTTTCACCTGGAAAAATTACTATCTTACCTTTCTTACTTTTAATTTCTTTCGCAATGTTTTTACCTTTAACCAAAGGGTGTTTTTCTTTAAAAAGAAAAGTAGATCCCTCAGTGCAATCATTTAAATACATAATACAAATTTTATGTTTAAAATTATGATCTACATGTGGAACGGAATACACACCTTTAAAATTCCAAGTTAAATTTAATTGTGCTCTTAATATTCTATTAACTTTAATTTTTTTAGATTTACAAAATTTATTAAATATTGATTTAAAAAAATCAAAACAAGAAGAATTAATTACAAAGCCTTCGTTTGTTTGATAGTTATATCCTGGAATAATTACATGGCTCATGCAGGGGTATTCTTCCGTCACAGGTTTTTCTAACCAATACCAAGGAAAGTGTGTGTTATCTAAAATTTCTTTGTCTATTATCGTTAAATCGGATCTAGATATTTTTCCTTCTAATACTTTTACCATTTTTTAAAAATCTTTTTAGGGTATTCAAGATGTCCAAAACCATCTAAATAATTTTTTGTATTTTGTCCTTTTTTTCTTACATAATGAACAAACATTTGAAGACAACTTTCTCCTGGATAAGATTCTCTCCAATGAGGATATTTAGAACCCTCGTATATAACAATGTCTCCAGGGTTAATAATATATTCTTTAATTTTAGAATCTATTTTAAAAAACAATGGCCAATCGTAATCTTGCCAAATATTTAAACTGTATGAAATTTCACAAGATGGTCTATCTATGTGTTTTTTAAGTTCCATTTTATTTGTGTAATGCCTTACATAACTATATGTAGGCAATAATTCAAATCCACATTTTTTTTCTATAACTTTTTGTTTTGTTATCATTATATAATTAGCAACTATGTTTCCATAAAAACATAATGCATTAGGAACTTGTTGAGTTTTACTTTCAAAAACTCTACTATGTTCACCTCCTTGAAATACAATCCAATCAAAATAATCGTGTACATCTTTTAATTCTTTTTTATTTAAAAAATTTTTAATTGTTTTTATCATTTCCAAGGATATCCAATCGACCAGTTTACTAAAGAATACCTTTTACCTTTTTTTAAAGGGCTAACTTTATGAAATAAAAAACTTGGAAAAACTATTACACTTCCTTGATTTTTAAAATCACTAACTCTTATCACATCTCTTTTATGAGATATAAAGTTGTCATTAGCTACATATAAATCCCCGCCCTCATAAGTTTTAGGATTAGACAGATTTATAATGCAAGATAACTTTCTAATTTTACCTATTAAATTTTTATGACTTGATTTATCATAAGGTTGGTCAAATTGATCCATGTGCCAATCGTAATGACCTGCTTTTGTATAAGTGGTAAACTGCATATCTTCATTCCAATTTATTTCTATGTTCCAATTAGCATTTTTATTTGCTGTAGATGTAAAATCATTCACAATATCATATAACCAATTATCATTTAACCAACTTACATTTGAGTTTCTTTTAAGTTTATCAATATTTTTTTTACCAATAAAACCTTTTTCTTCTTTTTTTGATTTGCCTAATTTAATTATTTTATCACACATTTTAGATGTCAAAGCACCTTTAAACAACCACCATTTATGTCCACAAATCATATTACAAAATTATAAAATACCATGTCTTTATTGGTTTTATTTGGAGTTATATAATACTCTAACCATGCTGGAAAAATTAACAATAAATTTTTTTCTGGAGTTACAGTAAAGTCTTTACAATTAAATTTGTTTAAAGATTCATAAGCCATATTATAATTATTCATTTCCATTTGATTATTAAAAACAATATCTCCTGAATTTTTAGGACATTCAATATAATACATGCCCTTAAAAGTATAGGGAGGATGTTTGTATGGTTTATTAAAATCATTTTTTTTATTGATCATAAACCAACTTGAATGTGGAAATAACTCACCTCTACATTTAAAATCTTTTCTAACTTTTAATAATTTTTTTTTAATTACTTTATGTAAAGTATCAACACAACTAGGAAAAGGATCAAAAAAAATCTGACTGTGATAACCACTTGAGTTAGAAGTAAAAATTCCGTGCTCTTCAAGTTTTATTTTAGAAATATATTTTTTTATTTTTTCATTATCTATATTTTTTAATATAGAAAAATAAACATTCGTTTGAAAAAGTTCTAGATTTTTAAACATACCACCACCATCCTGTTATTATATATTTGTCTTGTTTTTTTGAAATTTGACCTCTATGTGTATGAGTCCAAGCTGCAGGCCAAATTAAAGTGCTTCCTGTTTTAGCTTTAGTTGTTAAGTTTTGATAAAAAAAATTAGTCCCTCCATCTCTAACATTATTTAAATAGGTCATAAAAACTAAATGTCTTCTACCAGAAGTATTCATAGTCCCGTTGTTTTCATAGTGCCAATTATAAAAACCTTCTCCAGGTTTATATTTTTGTATATTAGCTCCCTCTAAAGTATACGATTTTTGACCTTCATCTGAGTAAAAATATTTTTTTTTATATTTATTTAAACAAAAACTTAATTCTTCAAAATATTCTTTTATAATTTTATGTTTAATAAAATCATCTGCATCTACAGTATAGTCAATTGATTTTTTAGTGCTTTCATTTACTATTCCATCTCCTAGGACTCCGGGTTTTT